GACCACAGACGCATTATTATTAACATTAGTGTTATCAGGCATTTTTAAATAACTCCGACTCTTCCTTTAGCGATAGTAAATATTCTCCTTATAGATATATAGTCACCGACCTTATCAGTACCTGAGTGGGCCTGTGCGTCAGTTCTAAATCCTGTGACTACTATTTTACCACTCTGCTTCTCGCAAACTCTAAGTCCACTAACAGGATTAGCAAGAGTTGCGTTAGTTTCATCTTTCATTCCAGCTGGAATTCCTGCTGTTAAATCAGGTGACATATCATGGTTTGGTAATTGTACAAAATCTCCAATTGATATCGCAGTTGCTTGTGACGATTCTGAAAGGACAAGTACATATTGAGTACATGCAACACCTGCACTAACATCTGCTTGTGACATGTATTGTCCACTTGCTCCAGCACCAACTTTTCCAGCCCAATATGCAGTTGAAATTCCGATGAAAGTTGTAAATCCAACAGGTTTTAGTGTAAACTCTTCTCCAAGAATTTCATAACCAAGTGCAGTTGCACCAACACCAGCATAAGTGGCAAGAGTTGCAGTATCTGATGCTGTCATCTTAAGTTGAACGTAACCATCCTCTCTTCCGACACCTTCAGGAACACTATCTTGAGTAAGAATATCAAAATCAATAAATTTATCACCGAGTGTAGCAGTGCGAGTTGTGCTGAATAATCCAACCATAGTTCCGATACCTGCAGTAATCGTAACTTTACTTTTACTGAGATCTTTACCTTCTCCATCCTCAACATAAAGCAACTCTGGGCCAAGGAAATCGGTGTCCTTATCAATCGTTATATTAATTGAATCAAAATCTGTATCGTAGATATCTGGAGTTGCAATAAATTCATCAGAAGGCCCAAGAATTACATTATTTTGTGTATTAATCTTACCAGTTGCGTATGCATCAAGACCACTACCACAATTTCGAATAATGTTTCCACCAGTTGATACAACTGTTGTCACAGATAGATCTAGAGGGCCAGCAAAGTTTTCAAACAAACAGTCATTTATCCTTACGGTTTCGGATGATTGAACATCAAGTGGTCGAATATTAAATCTTTCTGTTTGTCCACCATCTACAATAGTGCTGTTTTCTACTGATATACGTCTTGAGTTTCTTGCAAAGAATCCACCACCAGAACTATTTCGAATTTCCATGTCCTTGAACAACATTGAAGTTCCACCCTCAAATGTCAATAGGTTATTGTCATCGTCTAATTCAAACATTAAATTATTTGAACTATTGCCATCAAATGTCATATCTGATATTGTAATATCAGTTGGATTTGTGATTGCAACACCAACTAGATTACCATTAAATGATAAACTATTTCCAGCAGTTCCTCCACTACCAACAGAATTTGAATCTGTTGCATAATATTGCTGTTTAATAATACTGTTCTTTCCAGTTCCTTTCAAAGTAAATTCAGTTGGAATAATTAATTTATTTGTTAAATAAGTTCCACTAGGTAAAGATAAGTAGGAGGCATCAGCAGCACTAATATTCGCAACTGCATCTGCCAATGCTTTTGTATTATCATGAACCACCTTAACACTATTGGCAGTTCCAAATCCAGTCACTCCGTTGGTTTGGAACTGACCAGCAACTCTAATATTTCCGCTTCCGATATTAGTTATTTCGGCAATATCCCAACCTCTTCTTTTAACACTCGTATTAACACCTACAACAGTTGGAAAATGAATCTGATGAGTTAACGTAGTATCTCCATCATTACCTAAAAATTCATTTACAGTTCCCTTCGCACTCCAGAATGGTTGTTCATAAACTCCATAATCTATCCAAGAGATATCTGCAGTAGAACCACCTAATTCTTTTTGTCCTAAAACAGCAATGAGTTTTGCATCATTAGGATTTGCGTCACCCACTGTTCCACCTGTACCAACGATTTGACGATAGATTAGAATACCATTTTCAGTTCCTGATCTTCGTAAAGTCAAAACATTATGATTTTGATCATTAAAACTTGTAATAACTGTATTTGCAACACCGACATATGGCCCACCGCCATAAGTACCATTTGGACTAATTTGTGTTGCTATACCAACCTTACCATTTGTCATGTGGTATTGTGCTTGCCAATAATAATATGTTGCTGCAGTTGAAAATCCAGAGGATGGAACCTGTGTAATTTTAACTTCATCTCCTCCACTTGAAACAAGGGGATCTGCAACCGTAGCATTATCTCCTGATGCAGTTACACCAAATATTTTGACTCTTTCACCAACAAAGAATTTAGAAGTTGAGATTCCAGATATTTTAAATTTATTTTGACCCGCTACATTAGATCCAGTGCCTGCATAAATTGTTCCATCATTACTTACACCTAAACTTCTTAATTCATATGCAGATAACTCATGTGGATCAATCATTTCATATCCACTACCGTCATCCTTAACTTTAATAATACGATTTCTTGCATATGTTGATTCTTCAGATGCGTCAGGTAAGTCTGTTAGTTTAAAGTTTTCATATACATCTGCACGAACTGTTCCACTTACATCAAGTTCATATGAAGGAGTTGCAGTTCGAATACCAACGTTCTGTGTTGCCTTGTTAACTAAAAGAGATGGACTTGTATCATCACCAACTTGGAATAATGGATTGTTTAATGCATTACCTTTAATTAATAATTTAATTGCTTCAATACCATCTTCAGCATCTGTAGAAGTTACCTTATTCGTAAAGTTTACAGGGCCGTTAAATTCAGATGGTAAGTTTTGATTTGGGCCACCTCCGACACGAAGTGTATTACGGATAAACACATCGTCAAATATGGCAAAGTTTGAATCACCAACATCACCTAAGAATAATTCTTTTGGTTCTTCCTTCTGTCCACTAAAGAAATCACCACGATCATTCATACCAGAGAAGAAAGTAACTCCACCTTTTTCTTCTCTTGAGATTGCAAGAAGTTCACTCTCTGGTTCAATTTGTTTCTTAATTTTTTGTGGTAATGATGTAGAGTAATTACCTGGCCCGTATCCAATGTATTCAAAGGTATGACCAGAAGCACGAATACTAGAAAATCTATGTAACTCAGATGGAACCACATTTATTTTTCGAACCAATTCTCCCTTTTCATGAGCAACAGATTGAGTTCCCAACACACCTCTGAAAACTGTCATTGTAACAGTGTTACTAGTACTCTTACTCTTCACTCTTACAATTTCATTTCCAACTTGTAAGAAATCTCCAGGTTTAAGAGCAGTTGTATTTGCAACATTTACATTTGATTCACCTGAAGCATTACCTGCAGTTGCGATTCCACTTGATGATGTAATAGTAATACCAATACCTGTTGACAATGGTGATAAAGCACCTGAGATTTTTTCAGAAGCAAGTGAACTATCTTGACCAAATGAATTTAAACTGTATCTGTAAAGTTCAGCACCAGATTCACCACTTGTTGAAATACCAACAGGTGCTTTCATTGTAAATGTAGTGACTCCAACTATTTCCTTAACAACAAAATCAAATCCATTATACACAGAAGCAGTGGATCCAGTTAGACCTGCTATTTTTATCTTATTTCCAACTGCCAAATTATGATTTGCACTTGTAGTGACAGTAACAATTCCTGTTGAAGTTGTATTTGCAACACCAACTATATTAGAAATTCCAACTGCTTCATCAAGTAAAGTGAATACACCACTTGTTAAACTAACAGGCCCTGTGTAGATACCTGCAGAAGTTCCTGTTGTTTGACCTTTTGCTACGTGTGTATAAGTAACTGATTTTGTACTTGGAACACCTGTAATCTTATACAATCCATTAAAAGCACCATTTGTTCTATTCGTAGTTTCACCTACACCGATTACCTGTATGACATTATTCACACAGTTGTTAATACTTGTGACTGATGCAACTCCAGATGTTCCACCATCTATTGCTAATGTTTGTCCTATGCCATATGCAGATCCACCATCAACAATTTCAATTGAAGTTATAGTTCCACCAGATCCAGTTATAACTTTGGCAGTTGCACCATTTCCATCGTTGCCACTTTGATCTGTTAATGTAAGGTTATATCTTGTTGTATTATTACCATACCCAGTTCCAAAAGAATCAATTGAAAGTCCTGTAATTGCATTTAAATTATGTTCTATGTCAGATGTTAAAGTTGTAATACCAGAACTATTACTTTGTGCGGAAGTAACTGCAAATCCAATACGATTATCTCTTACATAATTAATTGCTGCTTCTTTTGTAATACTATTCAGTGGATTATTAAGAGTGATCTTACCTAAGTCTGAGTTTGAAGCTGCAGATACACATTGAATTGGATCATTGTTTGGGTTGTCTTTATCTACAGTTGGATATAAGTTTATGAAACTCTGTTTGTATTTTAAATTAGAAAATTCAGAAACAGTAGGAGATAAGTTTCCGATTAAGCAAGTCAGATAGAAAATACCATCTTGTTGATCAGAAATATATTCCTGAATTGTTTCAACTTCCTGAACTGTATATGTTGTATCGTATTCACTTCTCGAAAATACTGGTAGATCTGAAGGAGAAAGATTATTTGCACTCGCACGAGCATCAGTTACAACTCCCACAAATGATTCAGGTGCAACTCCGAAGTTTAAATTTGTATTTGTATATGTAAATGTTTTTGATGATGGTGTTGATGAAACAGTAAAGGATCCGTTATATCCTGAGTTACCGACACCTGTTGTATTAGTTGAACTTCTTACCTTACTAACTGTAACTTTATCTCCAACACTTAATTTATGTGCGATCTCTGTTGTTACGACACTCTTTGTTGAATCACCAGCAGCAGTTGCAATACCTGCAATAATTCTAGGGTTACGATTACTAATTACACTATCAATTATACTGTCTTCTCCAACAGTTTTAGATTCCTGTAAGACATAATTTTTTTCTGGTTTCTTTGCAATATTTGCACCTTTAAAATCTTTTGGAATTACATAACGTAGTCTGTAAATACGATCATTCAATGCACGAGTTTCAGATTTTCTTGTTACATAAGTTGCTGAGTTATTAGATCCGATCTCTGTTGAAAATCCAACAATTCCTTCGTAAATTTTATTTGTTGTAGTTGTTGAAGAACTAAGAATGTACCAATTCTTTTTATCTTCATCGTATTGAATTGGATGTCCAATTTCACCTGGTGACTTATCATTTACTATACTTTGAACGGTAAGAACACCACCCCTTGTGTTTATAGTTTCTACAATTTCTTTTCCTGAAAGAGCATCATTGACTGTGTTTGCCAATTTAATTTGTGTAGCATTACTTTGTGGAATGACAAAATATTTTCTACCAATTTCAATTCCATCAGGAGTTCTACCATCATCACTAAAGACTCGAACAGATTCACCTGCAAGAAAATTATGATTTGTAGTAAGAGAAATTACACCACTAGTAATACTATTTGCAATTCCAACTCTACCAACGGTAAACTTTTTCTCAGATGTTGGCCCATCACCAGACTCAACTTGCATAAGGATTGGAGATGAATAGACTCTGTTTTCTCCACCTACATTTACATTCAAAAATAGTTTATCATTTATTTTTGCACCAATTCTAAAACCATTTATAATACTGGTTGGTGGATTACTTTTATCCTTTTCATCAATGATGTAAAGTCTTGATGTTGTAGCAGCAGAAACTGTTGTGCTTGGATCTAAAGATCTCCAAATAATATTTGTCTCTTCTTTTTCTAAATCTTTTGGTGGTACAATATGTGTTACATAACCTGTATCGTCACGATTAAATGCATTTGGTTTAAATCCTTTTGATACTAATGCTTTGTTACCAAAGTTTGAGTTAGAGTTTGTAATTGACTGTTCTCCACCAGACTCTGCTAAGAAATGATTTGAAAAACCAATCGCAAAAACTGAAACTGCCTGAATGAATGCATCGTTTGATACCTTTATGTGGAAGTTATCATATCTCTTTCTGTATTGTGAATCTGGATTCAAATATAAAGGAGTGTTTATATCTGGATCTGCTGCAGCGTTGACACTATTTAAATAGTCACCAACAGATGGTTTATAAATTACAAATGCCTTATCATCTTTCTGTAAACCAATACCAGTAAACTGAGCAACAACCATAGATTTAAATCCAGTTGACTTGCTACCATCAGCATGAAGACCACACATACCAAATACAGATCTGAGTGAGCAGTTAAAGATATATGGAGAAGCACCCGTGACTGTATCGGCCTCAATAATAACTTTTGCATTTGCAAGATTTGAAGTGCTTACAGTATTATCAATAGCATCTGAATTTAATTGATATGAGAATTGTCTGTCACTTCCAACACCAGTAACTCGATATGTTCCGTTGTATAGATCAGTTGTTCCAACACCAGTGATTAGAATTTGATCATCAACAGTTAAACCGTGATCATTCTCTGTTAAAGCAGTTGCACTTAAACCACTAGAGATTAATTCTTCAATTTTATTGTCGTTTGCAGATAGATCACCAACAATCTTAGTTTCTGGTGTATTTGGTTCAAAATCTTTATTGGTTGGAAAGTCAGCAATTACCCTATTTCCAGAATTAGGGCCATAAGCATTCATTAACTTGAAATAATACTGCTGCAAGTCTGTGGTAGTGTATCCAGGCACATCATTTTGCCCATCAGCATATTCAAAACAAGTTAATTTGTGGTGTGATATATTTGGATTTCTTTTCTCGGTGAAATTTTTACTATAATATACTGATCTATTTGCATCAAACATACTAAATTGCCAAAAATAGCAACCACCAGTTACACGAAATAGTGCAGATCTAGGTATAACACCATCATCAACATCTGGATTTGGAACATATAAAGGTCTTACTTTTGTTTTTCGAAGGTCTAAACCTACGATTGAGGTTCCTTTTGGAACAATTACACCACCATGAACTGAATTATACTTATGTAAAATATTATCTGAATTGTCTAAATCAAATATTGAATCGTTTTTTAATTCTAAATTTGTTGTTCCAGTAATATCTACGTCATTTACATTAAAATATTTTAAACCACCATCATCTTTAATACGTAATCCTGGTCTATTGTCTACTATATGTTCACCAGGATATAACAAAACTGTGGTTCTATCAAACTTATCATTATTGAAACCTGTTTGATATGTAAATCTAGCTGCTTCTATCAACGCCCTTTGTATCGTAACAAAAGGTCTTGTTAAAGAGTTTCCTTTATTATCAAAACTATCTGTAGCATCTAAGTCAGATGGGTTTACATATAATATATTACCATCAGTATTTACTAGAAAATTTTCTAACCTTGAAAGGGGCATCGTATTAGCACACTAAATTTTTTTCTTCTGTCTTATTTATCACAAAAGGTTTGGGACTGATTTTAGGCCCGAATTTTTTTTTCACCTTTTTTGTAATTAAAAGTCAATTTTGGTTTTGGGGTGACTCATCTTCATCCTCCAAAGAATCAAGAACTTCTTTTAATTTTTCATAGTAAAGTGGTTCACCACGTAACTCAGCAAGTTTAGCAATTGCGACTGACTCAACACAAGTCCAGTATGTTTCTCCACTTACAACGTGCTCATCAGTAAAGTACGCTGCAATATCCTCTTGAAGATACTGAAGTTCTCTTAGTGTTTCTCTCTGAATTTCCATATACTGATGAGTTTCTTTTTATTTATGGGTTGAATCTGACAAGCATAGTTAGACAAGTTGTGGTGTCAGTGGCATCAATAGTCACATAATTTATCCTATCACCTGCTGCAAAATCCATTAATGATGTATATTCTGAATTACTTTTTGTGACTGTCCCCGAACCAGTGGTAGTTGTAATTTGATCATCGGCACCACCTTGTGTTACTCCATTCTTTGATGGTTGAAAAGTTCCAGCATCACTTCCACCAGACTTTGATATAGTAACGACAACAACTTCACCAGCAAAAGGCATTGCAGGCCCTTCATTATCGGTTGCACCATTTCCAAATGAAAACAATTGACCAGCAGCAGTGGCAGCACTATGTTCACCAATTAGAGTGTGTAATGTTCCCTTTATTATACCAGTATCTGAGATGCTAAGTCTTTCAGTCAGTGTGTTCGTGCTAGGAGGAGTAGTTGAAAATTTTATACTATTACTCGCCTCACGGGATGTGATCTTTATTCCATCCACACCATATTCGATTTCTCCTAATTTGTCAGCAGCGACATTAGACTTACGAAATGATAATACACTAGTATCATGAGTTCCTTGTCCAATAATCCTAATTGCATCTCCAAGTCCAGATTTAACAGTTATACCAATAAAATTTTGATCTGGTTCAAGAAATGTTGCTATACCGACATATGGATCATTACTACCACCATCACCATCTGCAATAAACCTGCTACAGTCTATGGTTTTACTTGGAGATATACCATAGGTACCTCCATTTGCTAACATACTATCTAAAGTTTCACCTTCTGAAATGCCTGAATAATACTTTGCCATTAGAGTGTCCTCCTATCATAATGATAACCAGCAATCGAATACTGATCATTCTTGCCTGGATAATCTTCGGGTGAGTTTCCTTCATACTCTGGAATCAAAGGTTCACCATCTTTTCTCTCACCATAAACTATGTAACTACAATGAGTTGGAAGATTACTGTGATTCTTAACTATAATTCTATTCTTCGCAACTGTATAATATAAGTATTGATAAGTTCCAATCGGAGTTAGATGCACAGTAATTGTTTTAGTATCAACTAAATCTTTCCAGTAGTCAGGAAGTTCAATAAATTCACTGTCTTTTAAAATACCTCGATGGTAGACACCACCTTCTGGGCCTTCCAAACAAACATATCTGAGTCGATGATTTTCTTTGGTTGGGTGCTTGATGTCAAATCCTTTCCAACCTTGAACATTTATACTTCCCCTAAAAGTTGAATACGTTGTACCAGTAACTCTAAGATTTGCTGAAATTGTCATGTCAGCAAAGAATTTACTGGTTCCTAAAACATAAAGTGAATCAGAAAAAGGAAGTTTGGATACAGAGTCTACTGTGCCTATTGTAACTGCTCCCCTTCCACCAGTGCTAGAGCAATCACCAAAGATTGATATTCCACCACAAGTTAATACACCTGATTTTTTATATGGGACTTGTTGAGATGTCTGTCTTGCGTAATTCGCTTCTCCAACATGAAGACCAATAGTTTCAATTGAAATATTTTTAATCGTCATCCATCTAATCCTCCATTAGGATCATTAAATTGTGTTATCTTATCAATAGGCACACCACCATAAAAAGAACTTAATTCATCAAAGAAATCAGGTGCAAGATCCACGTCAACTCCTGAAGTAGTATCTACAGAGTTACTTTCACAGTGTATTCCAACTGCTGCCCCACCATTTATAAACAATTCTCGATTTGAATCAAGATTCATATCAGCACCAGCTAAGATATCTGTTTGAGAACCTGATCTCATTCTAACATTATCTTTAGCATCTATGTATATGTTCTTCTTTGCGTTAAGAACAATATTTCTACCACATAGTTCAATATCACTTGCCTTTGATGTAATGAATATTCTACCATGTTTACATTCAATTTTAAAAGCAACTCCACCCTCTCCTGTAACCTCACCATCTCCAATACTCGCATCGTCTCCAGAATATATTTCTAAATTTTTACCTGCTCTTATTTTACCTATACCACCTTCGTAAAAATGAATTCCTTGTGATGATTGAGTTGTCATGCACAATTCTGATGTACCATGTTTTTCTGTTGGGTGTCCACCAGACATGGTAAATGTTGGAAAAACTCTTTTGTAAAAACGTTGAAATTCGTCTTTAAATATTTCTCTTATTTCTTGTTCTGTCATTAGTATCCTCCGTATCCACCACCACCGCTAGGTGTACTTGGTGGAGTTGAATCACCAGAATCAGTTTCCGAAGAAGTCGAAGTATTAGTGGTGGTGGTTGTATCCATAGTAGGAGTGGTTGTGGTTGTGGTTGTAGTTGGAGTGGTCGATTCAGTAACAATGATTGGTTCTTCTGTAGTTTGTTCAGTTGAATCCACAACTTCTGGTGATTCAGTAGTAGTGGTGGTAGGTGATGAAACTACTGGTCTTCCTAGACTTTGTTCTATTGTATCATAAATTATTGAATCTGTCTCGCCATGTGTTGCTCCAGTCATCTTTAATCCATTTGACATCACATGATAAGGCCCAGAATACTCAACACCATTTACATATCCAACAACTTCTTTATTATCACCAATACAATCAACAACACTGACAATACCAATGAGAGTTTTTCTCTTCTCAGATCCAACATCAGTTTTAGTCAGACCCTTAGATCTCATGACAGGTATCAGTTCAGCACCAACTCCATTCTCTGAATTAACTATAAGAACTGGAGGAGTATCAAATTCTCTCAATACATTTGGAGGGAAATTGACACCTGCAATGCATCCACTTGGTGTCGTAATAATAGGTATGTTAGTTGCATCATCAATTCCTTCAAAGGTAATTGTATCTTCAGGGTCATATCCAATACCTGGTTTTGATACAAATACATCTGTAATCTCACCAATTATATTAGTTGAAATTCCAACATCAGATCCACCAAGACAATAATCAAATCCAGCTGAAAGAATTACAACACTAACAATTGACCCATCCTTTATAATTGGTTTTACATTTGCACCAGATCCGTTTCCAGTGTTATCAATTATTGTAATTTGTGTATCTGTATCATATCCACTTCCACCATTTATCACTTCAACTGAAAATATTCTACGACTATTACCAACTACGATAAGCAACTCTGCTCCTGACCCAGATCCAAGAACCTCATAATCAGGTGGTATACATTTTGGATAGATAAATCCTGGTCTTCTTGGAATGATATCAATCTGTGATGGTGGGTTATCATTAATTCTGTTACAATCTTCAAAAAGAAAATCACCCTCACCAAAGATAGTTAGTCCATCCATCGCATCATCACCAGGATCATTTCCAAAAAATCTACCAATTCCCTCTCGGATTCCTCCTCCACGACCAGCGTCTATCAGACCCTGAGAAATACCTGATAACACATTTATGTTATCCATCGTCTTACTAAGATTGTCAGGTGGTGCTAATGTCGTACCAATATCAGATGCAAACTTAGTTGGTTTTCCACATGGTTCAATATTACATCCCTCAAGAAGGCCTAATATCTTGCTTGCTAAACCACTTGCACTTCGAAGAACACTCTTAATTGAATCAAATCCACCAACTAACCAATTCAATCCACTCATGATTGTTCCTAGTAAACCCTCTAAAACACTAAACATTTTTGAGAATATACCTCCGACAAATTGTTCAATCGCACAAATTGCAGCATTAAGTATATTTCCTAGAAGATTCTTAAACATATTTGTGATAAAACCACCAATTAACCCTAAAGCTTTATTGAAGGCACAGTTAATTAGATCTGTAATTGTTCCTCCACTTTTTTTTGCTGCTTTTTCTTTAAACAATCCTTTTGGATCATTTTTCTTTATGTCTCCAATTAAATTTTTAAATTTTTTATTAACCTTCTTCATCAAACCTACCTTCATCTCATTCATAGTTGCTCTCGTAACACTAGCAACTTCATTTTTTATAAATGCAAGTTCTGCTTGCATGTCAACTATTGAGTTTGTTATTGGATCAATCCAGGCATCACCTGCTTGTTCAAGTCCTTGAGCCCCTTTAATAAAATCTGTTACCAACTGACTAATTCTTCCAACAGAATTATTATCACAAGCAGTGAAACCTTGAACTGTTGAATTTGTTTTTCCTTGAAAAGCAGAATCGGCAACATCTTGTGATGGAACAACCTGTCTCTTTTCGTCTCCTTTGGTTATGCTCGTGTTATTCTTTTGTTTAGAGTCAGTTTTCTTTGGATCTGCAGTTGTTTGAAGATTATTAGGGCCTGGAGGTTGAGAAGAATTTGGTCTTGTATATGCCTCAAAAGATTCAAATCCGCTACTCTTTCGGGAAGCAATTTCAGATGCCTTATAAGTATTTTTTACGTTATCATACTTAGGAAAAAGACCCATCACTACTGGTTGTTGGGCATCGTCTCCATCCAGAAAGAAACCAAGGACTCTTTCACCACCAACTAAAGTTAAACTTTCCGATAGTCCACCTTGACCACTTCCAGAATAAGGATCTGCCAAGACTTCTGCCCACGGTAAATCATCATCTGGAAGGATGTTTCCTTCTGGATCAAAAGGGTGATACCCTACAATTCTAACTTTGACTCTTGCTGGTTTTGCACCACTGTTTCGAATATTAGCATTTACATCTCTCCAAGATTGTGGAGGAGCAACTTGACCAATCCACCATACAAATCCATCTTTTCCAATCGAATTGACTTTACCAAGAGTAGCTAACTGATCAATCATTAGTCGTCATATACTAGACACTCAGGTTCATCAGGGTGCATCTCACAGAATAATTCTAAAACGTTTGGATCATGATGATCACCTGCTTCAATTTCATCATGATGATGATCTGCATATACTTCGAGTTCATGCAACTCTTCAAGCATATGTCTCTTCATTGGTTCAGAAGTAGTTGGATCGGCAAGAACTTCCTTGTCGTGTTCGATGTGTTCTTCTATGCTTTTCATTTTTTTACCTCTATGTACACTTTTATTTAGTTATGTTAAAGGAACCTGGTGGAAAAGTATTTCCATACCTTGCATTATCTGCTTCTACTAATTGATCTGTAGATAGTAACGAATCCACTGAATGGGCACTCGCATAACCATAAGAGTCACGAATTAAATTTAAAGAACTAAAAGATGCATTTGGTTGCATGTGGTGATTTAATCTTGAAATTAAATAGTTTCCACTCATGCTTTGATCTATTTCTTTTGATCTTCCCCCACTCAATTCTGGAAAAGTTAAATTTATTATATCACCTACTTTTAAATTTGTATTACATGGAACTTGAATATTTAATGATTGTGAAAACAATGCATTATATCTCGATATTGCTTTTGCCTGATCCACTGGATCCATTCCTGATGCTTCCAATCCATCACTCCCAATACCAACTGTCCCATGATCAGATACTCTAGTATATAATCTGCTGATGTGTTCATCAAGTCCTTTTGGAACTGGTAGTGATTCGTCATCATTTTTATCATTACCCCCTAATGTATTTTCGTTTACTTCTTTTCCCAATTTATATTCAATTTGAGAAAATTTTTGTTCCAATGAATCATAAAATACAGTTAAACTAGCATATTGACCAGTAGATAATGCTTTTCTTACGTCTGTTGATTTATTTAAATGGAAAAATATCATGTTAAGATTCTCACTTAATTTATCCGAACTTTCTGCTCCCCCTTGTCCTCTATAAAAATAACTATAAACTGCCTTTTTACTGTTACTTTTTAGTGTCGTTGATCTAACTAGGGACGTAACACTTTTGAAATTAAATCCCTCTCTATTTTCATAAAATAAAAATCCAGCAGTTCCTGCTCCCTGTGCAGTATTTCCGTCACCAGAAACACCTTGTTTAGATCCACCACCTATTGACTTTGGACATAACCATTCAATCGTGTAAAAAGGTTTACGATTATTTCCAATAAATGAATAAGTATTATCAGTTTCTTCAATGTTTTTATCTAATATTTTATCTGGATTTACATTCATCACATGAGGCCCAAGTATTTGTCGAACATGTTTGTCAATGCTTTGAGACTGAAATTTAAACTGACATCTTGATGTTTCATTTTTAAAGAACTCTAAGGAGGTTATATTCAATACAAAATCTTGTGCTTGTGATGGTTGACTTAAATCTGATACCTTATACACATATAATTCACCTGAATCTGGAACTATATTTCCACCATCTATCTCTCCAAAAGTAACAGTTGTTCCACCAACATTTGCACTAAAAGCAATCATCTCTCCACCACGAATCGGAACGTTTGCAATATAATTAAATTCCGATCTAATTCTCATTTTCATTGTGATCACTGGACTAAGTAAATCCTCGAAGTATTCTGTTTGTACGAGATGGTTCGATAAATCAATTGCTTTTTTTCCAGACTTAGGTGACTGGATTGAAACATAATTATACTTAAGTGCTGATACTGAGATTGCCATTTATTTACTAAGTTTGTATTCAATTTGACTTGCAAGTGGATTTTTTAAATCCATTGGAACAAAACTTGCTTTCTTTCCTCCAGTTGTTTTGTTTCTAACACCAGATCCTCTTTTACTATTATTATTGGTTTGTGGTACAACTACAGTATTTTGATTATTAGAATTTCCTCCTGTGATTGAAGTTGTTGCTGCTGCTTCTTTCAATTCTTTAATTTTCAAATTTCTATTAATTTCTTTTTCTCTTATCATTTGATTTGTAACTCCAAACAATGGAGCTGATGATTTTGATCTTGTAACAAAATATTTTAACTTTTCTGGATCATTCCTATAAACAGCATTGTTAATTGCTATGAAGAAATCTTGAACTGCAGTGAACACATTATCTCCTGGTCTTAGAAATAAATCATAAAATGATTGACCAACAAAGAATAAATCAACAAGAAATAATCCTGTTTTTGTTTTTGATTTAAATAATCCTTTTGCAAAGTCTTTATTAACAGACTTTAAAATATTTGAACCAAATTTTGTAACACTTGAACCAACACGAGACAAAGATCTAAAAGGTCTCTCTATTAGTTGTCTAGTCAGTGGGGTTGGCCCAGTCGCTCTCATTTTTGGATCTAAAAATGCCTTGAGTGGTCTTAAATTAAAAAATCCTTTTTTACCTGATTTAAAAGCACTATCTGAATATGTTACCTGTGAAAAATCATCCTTAATTAAATCTATTAGTTTTGCATTATTTTCATTTGGGAACCTAACATTTCTACCTTTATTGTAGAAGTTCATAAACTTTTTAGATAATCTGTTAAAGATATTAGGTTTAACCTTTGTCGTTGGGACTGGATTTCTCTCTAACATATCCAGTTCCTCAATCAATCTGTCTCTTTTTGATTTACTTAATTTGCGACTAGGATCATCTAATTGTTTTCTAATCATATGTGCTTTTTTTCCTTGCACACTTAACTTATCATAACTATCCACCATCTTACCATCAATATCCATGAATATCTCTGAAACTTTATCAACTTGATTTTTTCCAAACTGTTGTGCCTTCCTTCTTTGATCAGTACCTTTTGATCCTCTAATATCATCTTTGGTTATTGTGGTTGTCTTTTTAGTTGAATCACCACCAATTTCAGAAGTGGTAGTGGTAGTGGTTTGAGTATATTTTGCCTTAGTTCTATACCTATAAGTACCAGATTCAAGTGTTGTTGCATTTGCTGCTGAACCAAACTTAATATTCTTAAAAGGATTTTTATTAAATAAATCAAATTTAACACCTCCTCCAGTAGCAATCTTTGTTGATGTTCCAAGATCTTTAAGTTTTTTGAGACTGTCATCTCCTTTTTTGTCTTTTTGAACTCGTCCAATCATAAATTTATCAATTCCAAATTTCTCTTCCTTAACTTCCTTCTCATCTTCACCACCACCAAATCCAGCACCAAGAATACCAACTAAACCAAGCAAACCTAAACCAAAAAGATTCATACCTTTCTTTTTGGATTTTATTTGAGATCTTTTTGGTATTTTTATGTTCTTTAACTCTTTGGTTTCTTTTTCAACAAACTTTAACAACTTATTAAAATCAGATTTTCTCTGAAATTTTAATGATGATATAGTTGATTTGCCTATGGTTGGTTTTATCTTTTTCATTTTATTAAACTATACCAAGAGTTACCG